TTAATTAAAAGGAGAAAAGGAAATGAGTGGTATTACCAAATTATTGGAAATGAAAGGTGAAAACGAAATATTACCAATTCATGATGAATGTGTTATCGAAGGTGGTGGTACTTATAAAGGTTATGAATATCTTATTACCTTTACCAGTCATGGAACGCGATGCGGTTATGTTGCTTTAAAGCCAGAAGAGGCACAGAAATTCCAAGAAGAAAGTGAAGGAGAATCGTATTATTACCCCGATTTAGATTGCCATGGTGGGGTCACCTTTTTTGGGGAAGCTCATGGCGCAAAAGATTTGTTACCAACACCGTGTAATGATTTATGGGTTGGTTTTGATTGTGCTCATGCTGGTGATGGCTATGATAAAGAGCTCACTAAAAAATATTTTAGTAGACAAACTTTCAGCGATGAATTTTACGAATCAATGGCAGCATTTAGTTTGACGGGTGAAGTTATTCATAAAACTTTTAAGTATGTAGAAGATGACTGTAAAGGCATTATCGATCAACTTGTAGGGATAGTGCAGGAGTTCCATGGTGAATAATCTAAAACCGATGAAATTGGATATTGATAAATATATTTATGTTGGGTGTATTCCCGTTTATGCCAGTCCAGAAATGCCAACAGACCAATCATTTTGTATTAAAAGAGATTGCCCACACTGTAAACGTAGCATGTGGGTTAGTGAGAAAAAAAGAATGGTTGAAGAATCTGATCCAGAACGCGTAAAAGTTTACTGTATGGAATGTTTAGCTATTGGTGCCTGGACTGAGGGTCTAGAACCAGAATTATTTGATATAGGTAAGGTGATATGAACGCAGAAGAAGTAAAACAAACAAATGAGTAAATATTTATGCTTATGTGGTAGAGCGTTTACCCGAAAAAAACACGCTGATAAACACGCAGCATTATTTAAAGATGCTGATGAACTAACAAAAAACTTTCATGTCATGGTAAAAAAACTATGGCGTGCTCGATTAATGGATTTATGGCTTGATTACCCGTGGGGTAGATTATTTCGAGTACTTGGAGGGTATATGATTTGGTTGGTATTAGCGCATCATTATCAAATCAATTTAACCATATGGGAAGCTACATTTATGGGCATAGGATTGGGGCTTTATATTGACTGATGAACTTTATAGCCCTTATTCTGGGCTTACGGATGAGCGTTACACATGGGCTTATGAGATGAAACATAGTTTCTGGCACGAGCCTTATGTGTTACAACAGTATAGAATAAATAGAGACTCCAATCTCTGGCGCGCAACCCGAGAAGTAGAAAAATTGTGCGAATATGTTTTATTTCTTGAAAACAAGTTATCAAAACTAACGGATGTTAAATAAGAGGGATTTACTTTGGATTATAAAACTTCACACTACGTTCTTGGTGAGGATGAACCTGACACTCAACCTCAAAAAACCCTATCAGACATTGTTTTCTTAGTCAAAAACCGACTTGCTGATGCTCTTTGCGACCCCACTGTCGGACTAGCAGGGAATCATCCTAGGGTGGTTATCTCAATGGTAATCACCAATATTCTAGTTAATCTGATGTTTCATTCTGTTGCCGTCACTGATGTGAAGAAGCGGTTACAAATGGTTAAAGAAACTTTAGATGAAATAAACGAAATGACTTTTCAATTATGGAACGCACTAGAAGCTGGTCGAGCCGACACTTCAACAGCACATTAAAAGAGGTAAATATGACCCATCATGTAGTTGAACCCTTTGGCACTTTGACACTGCCCACGAGCAATGTAAAAGATCTGGTAAAGATAAAACTCAATACCGAAAGTTTGACGACTTTGTTGCGTTCAAATCTTTCTTGCCATGTGAATAAACCTCTTACACAAGAGTTAATTGACACGCTAACCCAACAAATAGTTGAATCGATTGACTTTTTCGTGAACAAACTTGACGAAATTTCGTAGATCCAATTTCAATTGGATGTAATTTAAGGTAGGATGGTTAGGAAGTTTTAAAGGCTTCCTGCCTTTACAGCTTCGACAAATAATAAGGTTTGAATCAGTCCGCCAAGATTTGAATTCAAACTGTAATAATAACTAAAACAACGTAAGGCTTTGGCTTACTTACGGTACTCGGGCTTTTTAACGTCCTTAAAAACTCGAACAACGAAGGGATTATAACATGATTAATCATTTCAACTCAAACATTGCAGTTCAATATGGTCTTAATGCGTCAACTTTTATTCAAGCTCTTTCTCAGTGGACATTCAATAATTTAGCAAACAAGCGCAATTTACATGACGGTTATTGCTGGTCATACAATACTTTAGAAGCTTATGAGACCATCTTTCCGTGGTGGGGAAAACGCCAGTTAGAGACCATCATTAGCGGCCTTGTTAAAGAAGGTTTGGTGCTCAAAGGAAACTATAATAAGCATAGGTACGATAGAACGTGCTGGTACGCATTAACGTATAAGGCTATGGAATTTTACCCAGAATTAATTACGCAAGACAATCTAAAAGCCTTACTGGGAACCATTTCCCCGAAATGGGAAATGGAAACACCAGATTTCGGAAATAACACAATTTTGGAAAACCATTTCACGAAAATGAGAAATGGAGTTCACGAAAATGTGACACCTATACCAACTATAAACACAACTAGAGATAATATATCTAAAGATATATTAGAAAATGATAAAGAAGGTGACCCTTTGTCCAAACAGACAATACCCTCAAAATCCAGCAAAATACGCAGTACCGATTCTTTTGACCTTTCAAAACTAATGGCTGATAACCCACATGATATTAGTGAACAAATGCTACTGGATTGGCTGGAAGTGAGAAAAACTAAGAAAAATAAAGTTACTAAAACAGCTTGGACACGAATAAACCGCACATTAATCCTCATAGAAAAAGAAGTGGGTGTTAGCCCGAAGGTAGCTTTTGAAACCATGGTCGCTAATGCGTGGCAATCACTTGAAGTAAGTTATTTTTTAAAGAAAGAAAACCATGTTGGAAAAGGAAGCGACTTTCCATCGTATGAATAAGGGGAAATAATGCAAGCTAAAGAAGTATCGAAACAATTGGCACAACGTGCTGAGGATATAGCAAGGAGACTTTATCCTGATGGTAAACGACATGGAAGCGAATGGTGTGTAGGCAATCTTTCTGGAGAAACGGGGAATTCATTAAAAATTAACATAAAAGGCACGAAAGCAGGTATTTGGTGTGATTTCGCAACAGGCGAAGGCGGTGATTTGCTGGATTTATGGGCTAAGAAAAATAATCTTTCCATCGGACAAGCACTGAAAGAAGCATGTGACCATCTTGGAATTAAAAAACAGCATTTTGAATTTCATAAGCCTAAACAGTTTTCAAAACCAAAGAAACAGGAATTTGATTCAATACCTCAAACATCAAATGTTGTTCAGTATTTAACCGAAGAACGTCATTTGAGTATTGAAACAATCAATGCGTTCAAAGTGAACCAAATGGGGAAAGATATTGTATTTCCGTATATTCGTGATGGCGAAGTGGTTTTTATCAAGTATCTAAATCTTGAACGAAAAGACGGTAAGAAAATTGTAAGAGTGGAAGCCAATTGCGAACCTTGTTTATTCGGTTGGCATTTGATACCCAAAACCGCTAGAGCTGTGACCATATGTGAAGGCGAGATTGATGCTATGACACTATACCAATTGGGAATACCAGCTTTGTCGGTTCCATTTGGAGCAGGAACAGGAAAAAAACACGAGTGGTTTGAGTATGAATATGACAGATTAGCAATATTCGATGAAATTTATATTTGTATGGATAACGATAGTGAAGGCGAAGTGGCTACAAGGGACATAATAGGCCGTCTAGGCGCTCATCGATGCAAGATGGTGTCCTTACCCCTCAAAGACCCAAATGAATGCCTCCAAGAGGGTTTAAATGCGGAAATGATGCAAGGATATTTCAAAGAAGCTAAAACCCTTGATCCAGAAGAATTAAAGAAGCTTGGATTTTTCTTTGATGTAACGCTTAATGAAATGTACCCTTTGGATGGTGTCATTGTCGGCTATGAACCTCCTTGGGATAAATGCAAAAATAAAATTTTATTCAGGCCATCCGAATTATCTGTTTGGAGCGGGATAAATGGACATGGTAAAAGCCAGTTCTTAGGTCAGGTCATGTTAGGCATTATGAATCAAGGGGCAAAGATTTGTATGGCGAGCCTTGAATTAAAACCAAGTAAGCTTATTGCTCGTCTAGTCAAGCAAGCTTCGGCTATGTCATTACCTAGTCAAGATTATTTAAAATCAATAATAGCTCATTACAATGACAATATGTGGTTATTCAATCTGATTGGTAATGCAAAATCAGGTCGATTGCTTGAAGTGTTCAAGTACGCAAGACAACGATATGGGGTTGATGTTTTTGTGATAGATTCATTCATGATGATGGATATAGCCGAAGATGATTACAAAGCTCAAAAATCATTTATGGAAAAATTGTGTGAATTTAAAAATCAATATGATTGTCATGTTCACATTGTTGTTCATCCTAGAAAAGGTACCGATGAAGCCACAGCACCAAATAAAATGGATTACAAGGGAACTGGAGCAATTAGCGATTTAGCAGATAATTGCTTTTCAGTTTGGAGAAATAAAGCCAAAGAACACGCAGTACAAAAACAAAGCCAAGGTTATTCATTAACCGAAAAAGAAGCTTTGAATTTAGATAAACCAGATGGTTTGTGGATTTGCGACAAGCAAAGACATGGTGATTGGGAAGGCGGTTTAGCATTTTGGTTTGATTTGCCTACCTATCAATATCTCGAAAGCGAAGGTAGGAAGCCTAAGCCTTTTGTGAATTATTCATGCTTACGAGACTAACGGACAAAGCTTGTAAAGCAATTATTATTCAAATAGCAAAAGAACTGGATGTAGAAGCCAGATTGATTACTACGCGATTAATGAGTGAAGACGATAAGAATGATATGCGTAATGGGAATTTACCAAGAGAATCTCTGAAACTACATGTTCAGATATGGAAGAAATCAGGTTATCCAGATTACGCACATGGTAAAACAGTAGCCCTACGATACGAGCAAGAAAATAGCCCTGTATCGTAGGTACGTGAATTAAGCAGTTAA